CTTTTCCACTATCGTATTCATATAAAAGAAAGTCTTCGAGAAAGTATTCTTCGGTTTCGTTTGCTTCCTTTATATGATTGGGTGTATTACCCGATCCGCTGTTGGCAATTCTTACCGACGTGATTCCGCCGGTCTCGTTGACCGTCTCGACGTATGCAGTAAATGTAACACCCTCTTTACCGTCAAGAGTGATGAAGTCGCCAGGACGGTAACCTGTACCGGGATTCGTTATGTTAAGATTCGTTACTGACCTATAGACCTCTGCACGAATGTCTAAGTTATCGGCAAGAGCGACCACGCTGCCTTCATTAAACGTTCCGGCGGCCGTACCTCTTGCAAGTACGAGTTCGAATATGATACCGTCGGAGTATACACGCCGTTCGACTTTTGATACGACTGCTTCGGCAAATGTGTCGAGCTGAACGATTCGCTTGCCGCCAAAGTCTTGGCCGTTACCCGATATGACTGAGATGCGAATCTTATCCTCTGTTACGAATCGACCATCGGACGGAATAAGTACCTGCTCGAACGGAAGGCGAATCTGTACGGGATCATCTAGGAATAAACGAAAGAAGAGTTTAAGACCCTCCTCGGTACCCTTTGCTCTCCAGAGATCCGAGATGCGATCGTAGAATAGTCGAGGATCAGCTTCGTAGTCACGAGGAACGAATAGACCGATCTCTCGCTCAATACGACGAAGAAACTCCTGGTCTTGTAGCCGTATGTCTCTCTGATTCTGCAGAGTGTTCTGATAGTAACCCGAGAGATTCGACTCCTCGAGGTACGCAAGATACGCACGTATGAATGCAATCAGCTCAGGAAAGTTGGCCTGAATGTGACTCGGGACAAACGAGTCAATGATCGAGTCTACGTGTGGCGCAAGACTTGATCTGTTCTCGTTGTTATTATAGGTCGGCATTCTTCGGTGCTACCTCGTAGGTATCTCCTGCGTACTCAGCGCCGGTCGCAAACGTATCGACCGATCCCTCGACCTTAAACTGAGGGCAACCACAGTCGATCGTAAGAATGGTGTTTCTCTTTCCGAACACATTGTACGAGTTTGGTATACACTCGATAACAATCGTGGATCCCTCGAATCTTTCTGGCTGAAAGTTCACGAGTGTGATCTTACTACCCTCGATCGTACCCGCATTATCCACGACGACCTGCGGACTCTCGGCGCTACCTCTTACGATCTGAATTCTTCGTGTATTGTCGTTGTTCAGAACATCCGTGAATCGACAGTCGTCGAGTCCGTCAACCGTAAACTCGGTCGATAGAAATATAACCGGGCGAGTACCAAAGCTCTTAAACAGATCAACAGAGAACTCAAGTTCGTAGGTCTGTGCAACGTTGAGCCGTGGAACGAATCTCTTCTGCACAAGGACTCGAGCAAATGAGTTAAGAACCGCAGGATCGGCGTTATCGATAACTGACAGAAGTTGTGAGTATCTCAGAACACGGTCGAACTTTCTAAGCTGCTCCTCATCGAATGTCTCGATTGCAGTTACCACCTTGTTCTCGAGCTGAGTCTTAGTCAGATTTGTAAGAGACGGATCGAACTTAAAGAAGACCTCAAGAGTGATGAAGAGAAATTCAGGATCAACGAGTTCGGTGTCGACCGTCAGCATACTCTTAGGACGAATGATATCGTTAATGACGGTTTCTTTTTCCTCGTCAGTAAGAATCAGCGCGTCCTTGGGTTTGATCGATACGAATGCTTTGCCGTACTTAGGAGGATCATTGTCCTCACCACCCCAGACCTTGATCGAGTCGAGGTTCGGAAAATTCTCTCTTACGACCGCATCGTAGTCCTGTGGCACGACCACGCGATTCTGAGATGCATATGACAGCGGTGCGTTGCGACGGATCGATTCGGTCGATTCCTTTTCATCACCGCCGCTCGCATTCTGATTCACGGTGATCGAAAGATCGGTATTACCCTCGATTGCATCGATGGACGAGAAGACCGATGCACCGTTCGCGGCTGCTTTCTTTGTAACGAGATACTCGACTCGAACTAAGTTACCGTTCTCAAGTGCGGTACCAATAACACCGTCACCGAAGGATATCTCAAAGAGGCCGTCCGGGTTCTCTGCAAGAAAGTATACGTTTGAGTCAGCCTTAACGTCGACCAGTTCTTTGATCTCATTGAATATAGTTGATGACACTGCTGCAGTTGTATCAAACACCTCAACACGAAGAGTCGACGTATCCGCATCAGCATCAGGAATGACAAACCTTTCCGCAGAGTTCACATCAAAAATAAACTCAGTTGTCTTAAAATTACCCTGAAGAATCTTTACGTTTGAGAAACTTGCCGTCTCTGTATTATAGTCACGGTCGGTAACAAAGTTAAACGTTTCGTTTCCGATCTTAGCCTTGAAGCGATGGCCACGTGGAAGAGTAAGATCGGTATCCGAAGGATTGTTGACTGTAATGTCAAGAAACGCAATCGCCGCGGCTGCCGACCTTGGAGTAAATCCGAGCTGACGAGCGTGTCCTACGACCGAGCCACGAAACTGAGCAGTATCAAGGAAGGTCTCATTGATACCAAGATTGGCGTTGACCGCATTATAATGAGTGACGTACGACAACAGATCAATGACCGACGTAATGGCCGATCCCTCAAAGTTATAGTCCTGGAGAGTGTCCTGGGATTCTAAAAAGCTTTTAAGATTAGAACGTATTGACTCAAAGTCAACCTCAGACACGTCGAGTCTTTTTGTCTCACTCATATTATCTCAGTCTCTCTACTGAAAAGTTAACCGTTGTGACGGTTTGTTCTGGTGATTGAATCTCAAGCTCTATTGAGATATCAATTGAATTGTTACCCGGCCTTGCACTTATATCTACATTTATAACACGTACACGCGGCTCATAGTTTCTAAGAGCCGTTCGTATATCTTCATCCAGCAGTTGCTTTACAATTGGATCAAAGTTTTCAAATAACTGACCGCGAATGTTGGCGCCAAAGTCGGGATCAAACGGTCTTTCTCCACGATTCGTAGAGAGAATGTTAATGACCGACTGCTTAACTGCCTGTTCATCACGCTTAAGAGCAACGTCACCGGTATTCGGATTTGGCCTAAATCCAAAATCGATATCGGTATATCGTTGCTCTCTTGCAATTCGTTCTTCTACTGCCATACTGTTATTTATACACTACTGACCGATTGCCGCAGTATTTGCATCACCCGGACCGGGCTGACCGGTGAATCGACCAGCGGCCTCTACTGCTTCTGATATTGAACGAGTTGGAAACCTTGGAATCGTTTCAAAATCAGATAAGCCAATCTCTTTTGTAAAGTCTTCTTTATCTGCTCTGGTCGGTGGCTTGTCCGCAATGACACCGGGTTGAGCCAGTTCTATCACCTCTTCTCCGACCTTAACAATGTTTGGAATATCTTCACAAAGATTCAATGGAGTGTTAAGTGGATCCTTAATGAACTGCTCAACATTTTCTATGATGCGATCGACTGCAGGACCGGCTGACTGATAGGCAGCACGAATCTCTAGTAACTGAGCGAGTGTACCCGTAGGATCTGCAAGAGCTTCGAGCGATAATAGATTAAAGATATCCTCCTGCAGTCGACGAGTGACCACGCCGGGCTGATTCTGAATCGCATCGGCAAGAGTTTCTACCTCATCAGCAAAGGTCTTAACCGAATTAATCGCATTCTTTCCCGTAGTGATTGCCTCACGAATCTGATCCTGAGTATCAGAGATCTGATTTACGATTCCTGATTCACCGCAAAGAGAGTCAAAGATAGAAGCCATACTACTTATCCACCTGCAAATACATTTGATGATCCTGAAGTCATTGCACCAGCATCAGCAGAATCACCGACTCGTCCAACGGGTTTCCCTTCAATAAAAACAGTCGATGATCCGGCATTAAGGTTTGCGACGTGAGGTGCACACGGCGGATCTGGCGGAAACGGATGTGACACAGTTGGTGCTCCTACGACAGCGGCAAGGATTCCATTCACATATACCGAACCCTGATTGGCTCCTCCAAGTGTTGTACTCCCAACACAACCATGACCTGTCGAGAGTGGATCATCTATTCGAACTACTGGCGGCGGTGATGACATTTATTATTCCTATGATGGTGGATTTAAGTCAATCTGAGGACCATCAATTGTAACATTACCACCGGCATTAATATCAAGTGTCGATCCGATCTGAGTATTTTGTAGACCACCGATGGTCTCAAGAAGATCCGAATCTGTATCAAACTCTATGTTTGCGACCGACTCGAGTCGATGCTTACCTTCTGTCGTAACGAGACGTGTACCCACAGTAAGTAAGGATTCGTTACCCGTCACAACCTCAGATGAATCCGCCGTTGTGATCTGAGTACGATTCCCTTTGACTGTCTGACCGGACGTTCCACCAATCGTCTCGATGTGATTACCGTCAACAAGTATAGTCTGATCCGACCCAGTATGAATTGACTGTTTTGATGCGATGTTGACCGACTGATCCGAACCTATCTCAAGAAGATCGTTGGAACCGATCTTATGTTCACGATTACCCTGAACGAACTGATGATAGTTACCGCCAACCTCCAGAGTATAGTCACCCTCGACCATGTGACGCATATTGCCCTCGACAGTCAAATTAAGATCACCCTGAACAAACATGTTATGATCTTTCAGCGTGATTGAGTAACCCTCACCAACGATCTTAACCGTTGTCGTACCGTCGTCAAGAATCTCGTGATACGATCCCGACTGGTGTGAGTTTGTGATACGTGTGTTGTTCGAAGTCGAGTCGTATTCTTCCAACTGACCTGCTTCAAACTCACGAACCGAATTGTATGGATAGGCGGTATCCTGCGATCCACGAAGATCTGGTTCGTTCCATTTGGATCTATTATATTCTTCGTCAACCGGAGTAGATGATACAGTAGGCATCTCGTACTTTCGAGCCTGCTGAATCTCAGTGACACGATTGTCTTTACGAGCCTTGTACGTTGGATGCTCTGTGAATCTGTCTTCGTCCGTTACTAACGAAAGGTTCGAGTCTGAGTCTTCTGCGCTACCAGTAAATCTTGGATTCACACCAAAAGGATCAGAGAAACCAATCTCAAAGTTTGGTACCTCATCGTTGATACCAGGAATCGAACCCATGACAAG